AGACAGTGCTCCCTTTCGTAAGGGTCCCCTATTTTTCTTTTTGTGTTTTGTTGTTTTGGCTACTACAAGAGTAGCTCCTTTGTTTGATTTTGAGTGTTTTGTTTTTGAGAGAGTTTGGCGCGTAATAGTAATTTTAGGAATTATTGAGCGTGGGCAGAGCCCACGTTCAAAGCTCGCGGACCAATCAACCGACGAACAGGAACATAAACAAGTTCTGTCATCAGCTGCGATCCACGAGCCAATTCATCGTCTCTCCACGTGTTAGTACGGTTATGTAACCTTTTTAACTCACGTGTTGAGGGATAATTCCATTCTTTTACCATTTCAATTCCGTCGATCTTGGCATCAGTCATAAAGAATTTAACTCTACGACTAGAGCAGTTTGCTCGAGAATCACAAGTTTCTTCGGTTACAACTGAAACTAGGTTCTTCTCAAATGCGCGATCAGGCAGAATAATATTGCCATTCTCATCCTCTTTTAATTCATCTCTGTTACAGCAATAGTAATATTGAGAACGATCATGAAGACTTTGATTAGGATAAACAAAATCAAATTTTGCCTCATCAGTCTGGTAAGAAATTTCAATCCTACCACGATTTGGCTTGCACCCAGTAAAGGTGTTATCATGCTTCAAGTTCCTCGAGTAAGCTAATGCTCGCTGTGACCGAGTCCAATCATATTTCCACGGTTCAACATCCCGTGGCACTTCAAAACCAATCCCACCATTTTGTGGGGAAGCAAACAAATTAAAGTAACCGTCTCTAGTCACCTTTCTTATTTCTTTATTGTGAAGAGTGAGAAATCTCTTCATAGCAAGATTCTGAGACCACATCGTGGGGCGTAGTTTATTCCAAACTGCCGCCAAGTCGTGAACGGCTGAGTCACTTCTCACCTTTGCAGCACCTCCCTCAATTAAGAGTCCGATGCAGGCATAAGGGGTGTACTCCCAGGTTCCAGACTTTGGATCCATTCGATCTTTAACTATGAAACGCCACTGTTGGCTATTCACACTTGCAAGAAATTTATGAGTTAGGGACTTTCCAGGACTCAAGTCGAAACCGACCATAGCTACATATCTCAGCCACTTCTTCTGTAAAACATCATTAGAAGCGAATAGGATATCGTCACCATTGATCAAAACAGC